CGTCATTCTCCATTTGTGCGGTTGTCCCGAACGTCACCTTCTCGATCGCGTCGATACTGACGCCCGGAATCTTGTTCAGGGTGTTTATGAAGCCGTTTATGATGTCAATCGCCCCGTTGACCATGTTTTGCAGGATCATCAGGACGCCGGCCTTCATATCGCCCATGAAGTTCTGAATATTCGTGCTGACCGTCGCGAAGGTAAGCTGTAACCGGTTGAAAAGGTTCATCACCCAGTAGACGCCGGTCATTAGGCCAATCCACACCCAGTCCCAGGCGGTCATGATCAAATTGCAAGCCATTAGCCAGGCGACCTTGATCCCGCCGACAGACTGGACCCACTTGTAAATCGCGGCCACAACGACGCCGATCGCCAGGGCGATCCAGAATAGCGGGTTCGTCAGAAGGGTCGTGAAGAACGCCTTCGCGGCTCCATTGGCGATCCATGTCGCGGCCGTCTGGATTCCCAGGGCCACGGCGTAGCCCAGGGCCGCCGCCGCCACGCCCCAGAAGACCGGGGCGATCATGGACCAGTTATCATAAATCCATTGTGCGCCCTGGCCGATCAGGGTCAGGACGGGCGTCAGGACTTCCAGGATCGCGTTCTTCGCGATCGTCCACGCCTGGGCGAAGGTCATTGGCATAGACTCAAACTTCGCGTTGATTTCGTCAGCCGACGCAAGCATGGCATTTTTGACGATCTCCGAAGTGATCTGGCCTTCGGCGGCCATTTCCCGGATTTTCCCGATCGGGACGCCCAGGTAGTCGGCGATCGTCTGAATGATGGTCGGGGCCTGTTCGAAGATACTGTTCAATTCCTCGCCGCGAAGGACGCCGGACGACATGGCCTGTGTCAGTTGCAACATAGCCGCGTCGATACCGGCGGCCGATGTTCCGGCGATTGTAAACTGTTTGTTGATCAGTTCGGAAAAGGCGATCAGTTCTTCGTTGCTGGAAAAGGCGTCGCCGGCCATTACGCCCATTTTGGCGACGGCGTCAGCCGTGGTCTGGTAGGACGCGCGGGACCGGTTAGCGGACTCCATGATCATATCTTGCAGTTCCGCCGTGGTCTGCAAGCCGTCATTCATCAGGTCCAGGCGGGCGCGGGTGGTGGTCATGCTATCGGCCAATTCAATAACTTTATTGACCGCCAAGGCGGCCATGACGCCTTGAACGGCATTCTTGACTTTATCCCATGTCCGTTTTATCCCATTGGCGCCAGACTCTGTCTGCCGTTGTCTTTGGTTCAGATTTTCGACCCTGTTCGCCGCGTCGTCAATCATGGACGCCACACCCTGAAAGACATTATCCAGATCGATTGTGTTTGTCATTCGGTCCGTCGTGGCAAGGGCCCTATTCAGGCGTTGGGCCGCGCCGATCATGGTGTTCAGGCGGGAAGTCATTCTGTCCTGGATCGAAAACTGTGTAGATACGCCGGCCATTTTATCACCTGCCCTTCTTGCCCTTCCGGCGCTTCGCTTTTGCCGCTTCCTTCTTTTCCTTCTCGATTTGAAGGTCTATGGAAGCATAAATGAAGGCCCGTTCCCGTCTGGGAAGGGCCAGAAGTTGTCCCGGAAGGATTTTCAGCCGGTGGAGGGCGTAATGGGCGTACACCGATTCGCCGTCGGCGTCCGCCTCATTCCCGCCCCCCGTGATTAGTTTTTTGCTTCGTCCCTCAACTCGTTCACGTCGTCAGTGAAGCCGTTGATTTCCTGGACGGCCAGAAGAAGATCGGTGTACTGTCCAGGGTTCAGGACCAGGTTGATCAGGTCTTCCGCCCCACGGACGCCCTTCTTCGCCTGGAAGTCGGCGTCCTTGAAGTTGGGGTCAATGCAACAGGCCGCCACAAGGCGGGCGTTGTAAAGGTCAGTGTCGGTGTCGATTCGCTTCTGGCGGGTCTTCTTGTCGAACTCGACCTTCTGACAGGTCTTTCGAATGGCCTTGTTCTCCGCTTCCGTAATGGAACGGATCACGAAGGGGAAGGGGAACGGCGCGATCTGGACTTCCGTCTGGGTCGTGCCGATCTCCGCGTCCATAAGGAACTCTTGCAATTTACCCATAGTTTTTTACCTCGCTTTCAAATTAGAACTTGGTGAAGGGGGTCAGAATGTCGAAGTCCTCGAAGGTGAAGTCGACGTCTTCGTCCAGGGGATCGTCGCTGTCGCCGTCCAGTTTTGCCAGGACGACGGAATCCAGGTTACAGCCGATCAGAAGGACCGACTGTTTCCCGGCGGAAGATTCCTGGTCGTCATTCTCGACCACCATGTCGAAATAGATGTCCTGGCCGGTTTCCTTCCAGGTCTTGACCATGTTTCGGAACAGGGGCGTCAGATAGTAAAGGGTCATGGACCCGGTTCCGTTGCCGCCGGTGGTCTTGTGGCCGGTCATGCGCTTTCCGATTGCCTTGACCTCGGACTTCGACTTCTCGACGGTCGCTTCAATGGTCTTCGACATGAACAGTTCTTCGTTGTTGCCGTTGACCTTCGCATAGGCGCGGCCTTCCTTGCCGGAAATGGTATCAGGCGCGTTCAGGGTTTTCATTTCGGTTCACACTCCTTCCGTTAGTTGACGACAGTCGTCATATACAGTTTTTCCATACTGTCGTTCGGTTTCAGGGCGGAGTCGACGGCGACGTCGCGTTTTCCGTTGCCCTGCTGAATGGTAATGTCTTCGGAAACGAAGTCGCTGATCGCGTCGATGTCCTGATACTGCAAGGCCAGGGACACCAGGTCAGCCTTGAACAGTTGACGGCCGGTGTCGCTGTTGGTCACTTTGCCGATATAGGAATCGCCGAAGATTCGGGCGACGTCGTTCGCCCAGCCGTCCAGGACGCGGATCACGCGGTTCGAAGTCCAGTCTTCGGTCACGCCGCCGCCGAAACTGGTCAGGCTGTTAATGTCGGTCAGGACACGGGCCTTCCCATAGTCGGCATAGAAAACGAACTCGCCGGCCTGGATCGCCGCTTCGAACTGGGACTTCGTATATTTAATGTCCACGTCCACGGCGTCGTCGTAGGCGGTATTGGTCAGGCTCTCGTTGATCTCTGCGCCGGCGGAAGCGCCGGACACCCACGCGACGGCCTTGTCGCCGGTCACGGTGGTTCCGTCGTTCAGGACGACGCCATTCTTCACGTTGATCAGGCCGATATTGTCGCCCTTGTAGTCGTGAAGGACGCCGACGATCTTCTTTCCCTCGTCGTCGCGAAGACGCTTCACGAAGGTCGCATACAGGGACTTGATTTCTTCATCGGTCCCAGGGTAGCCGACCACGTTGAAGGATTCCACTTCGAAGGCGTTCAGTGCGGCGGTGTGGGCCGCGCCGTTGACGGTTCCGTTCGTGCCGCCGGTCAGCGGGGTCGCCACGGCTGGGGTCAGGGAAGACGCGCTTCCGAAGGTGACGAAGTCGTTCGCTTTCAGGTTGGCCGATCCGGTGGCCTTTGCGACGGTCTGGGAATCCATGACCATTCCGTCAAGGTAGGTTACGACGTCAACGTTGGTCGCGTTGTCGGCGTTGGTCAGGATCGCGACGCTGATCGCATTTCCGCGCGTTCCGCCACAGGCGGCCGTAACGGTCACGCCGCCGACGGTCGCAGTCGCCTTCTTGCCGCCGGAATTGACACGATAGATCATAAGGGTTCTGGCGCGCTTCAATGCTTCTTTGACAAGAAGAATGTCGTCCGCCGTAGGATCATAGCCGAACACGGACAGGGCGTTCTTGTTGAAGTCCTCCGCATACACGGAAAAGACCTTGTTTTCAGGCCCCCAGTTCAATTCCAGGGGAAGGGCCGCGACGCCGCGCGTCCCCATTTTTACGACGCTTCCCAGGCTGACGAAGTTAATATACGCGCCGGGAAGAATCTTGTTCTGTACGGTAAAAGTTCCGCCACCGATAGGCATGACTTACACCTTCCTTTCCAGAAAATCAGTAACCAGGCGGACGGCCTGGTCCTTTGTGTAGACCTTCCCGTCTTCCAGGATCGCCGCGACGGCGTCACGGGGAAGGTTCAGGGTTTTCGATTTGACCAGTTGTTCCTTTGTGAAGGTCGGTTCCGCCGCCTGGTCTGCGGCCGGGGCCTTCTTCTTTGCGGTTGCCATTATTTGATTTCCTCCGTTTGTCCCAGGTTTTCCATGAAGGGGATTTCCGCCGGCGTCAGGACGAAGAAGAAGTCTGCGTCGAAGGTGAACTGATAGACGCGGGCGTTCTTGTCCGGTCTGGCTCTCTGGTTCGTCAGGCGGATCGTCCGAGTCTTCTGATCCGTTTCTTTCACGGTCAGCGTTTCGAACTGGTCGTACATTTCTTCGGCCCAGGCGTTGAACTCCATATTCTCCTTCGATTTCAGGAAGTACAGGACTTCGATCTGGATCGACCTTTTCCGGCGGCGGTCCAGGTGGGCTTCCTGGCCCGATTCGATGATGCCGACGAAGAACTGGCCGTCGGCGTCCTTCGGGATTTCGTCGACATAGACCTTCCGGTCAGGCCATACGCCAGCCAGTTTCCCGGCGATCGCTTCGATAAAATTGTTCAGGGTCAAGCCAGATCACCGTCCTTCACTTTGATCTCCTGGTGGGTCGCATAGACGGCCGGGCGGCCGACGACCTGGAACGCCAGAAGACGCCGGCTGTTCGGGTCCTCACGGCCGAACCGTTTCAGGGATATACTGTCGCCAGGAAGGACAAGAAGGTCGGGCGCGGCAAAGATAACGGCGTCATAGTCGACTTCGTTCTGTGCGTCCGTCTGCTGGCTTTTGTCACTTCCTGAATACGACAGCGCGCAAATGATTTCAGAGTATTTCACAGCGGGGGCGGCCCTTGTGATGTGGTTCGCCCCCGTCGCGGGTTCCGTCCGGCTGATTGTGGCGGTGTCTTCGTAGGTCATTTCGATCGCCGCGCGCTCTGCGGCGGGGTTTCCGAACATACGATCACCACCTTACTTTCCGGTATTCGTTCAGGACCGTTCGCCAGCCGAAGAAGTCCTGACCGTCAGCGCCCAGATTAAAGGTCGACGCCGATCCGGAAGCGCCGGAAGCATTGGCGAAGGACGTTGTGACGTCGCCACGCTTCACGGACGCGACCGGGCCGACGGCCGCCTGGGTGGTTCCCAGGCCGGCGGCCTTGTAGTAACTGACACACATGACGATCAGGGCGTTTTCCAGCGGGGCAGGAAGCGTGTCCTGATTGATGTAGGACAGGACCAGGTCTTCCACCGTCTGAACGACGAACAGAAGAACTTCGTCCTGGTCCGTCCCGTTGATCCCCAGAAGGGCCTTGACCTTTGCCAGCCGGTCTTCCTTCGACATAAGAACGCGAAGGACTTCCTTCTGTTCAAGGGCTGTCAGGCTGTCCAGGGAAGACAAAATCTGTTGAAGCACGTTTCCACCACCTTTCGCCGGCCGCTTCGGTTATACGCCGGCGGCCTGGATCAACTCGACGATCTCCGCCTTTGTGGAACCGTCAGGAACGTCGATACCGGCGGCCTGGGCGGCCGCCAGAAGTTCGTCCTTGTTCATCTTGGACAGGGGCTTCACGCCTTCGTTGTCGCCTTCCTGGGCGTCAGGCTCGACGTCAGGGATCGCGGTATAGAAGGGGCTGTTCTTCATCTGTTCCAGGACGGTTTCGTCGTTAGGCTCGACGATCGACCCGGTTGTGTTGATTCTGAACTTCATGTCGGTCACGCTCCTTCCAGATTAGGCCAGGGATTCTTCGATATAGAAGATCAGGTCAGGGGTCAGGGCCTTCGTGCCGTAGTCGTAGAACATGGACACGCCGTAGTCGTTGGACAGGGGAATCTTCTCCGGCTCTGCGTAGGGGTACATAACGACAGGCTGGGCCATAGCACCGTCAACCATGCACAGGGCGCGGGTTGCGGTGGTTCCGGGGGCGACAGGAAGGTTGATGGAAGAATAGACGCGGACGCCGTGGAACATACGGAAGTCCTCGGCGGCGGTGTCAACGTTCGCGTTGTTGGTTCCCTTATCCAAATAGTTTCTGGCGCGGCCGTACATGACGGGGTCCAGAACCAGACGGATCAGGTTGCGGGGTACGCCGCGAACATAGTCGTTCTTCACGGTTTCGACCGCCTGGATCAGTTCTTCCAACTGGTCTTCGACGGTGGTTCCCTTCGCGGTCAGTTTGGTTCCGGCGGTCTTCGCCTTTGCGAAGAAGTCGGCGTCCAGTTCGGCGGCCACGGTGTCGACGTGGTTGTCGGCGCGACGGGCCATGATGTTTCCGACGCCGAAGGTGTCCAGGTCGAACTTTGCGGCTTCCTCCACGATCTCGCGGTGAATGTCCAGGTTCACGGTAGTAGGGGGGACGGTGATCGCCGCGCCCTTTCCGGCGGTTCTGGCGGTTCCGTATGCCTGGGACGCGCTGTTCTTGAATCGCTTATACTCAACAGAACCAGTCGCGGGGTTGCCGGTGTAGGACTGGGACTTCAAGCCGGCCGCCAGGGTTTCCTTCTGAATGTTGCTGATCACCAGGCCGGACAGTTCGGACAGTTCGACCTTAGTAGAACCGGTCTGGATCAGGCTGATCGCTTTCGTTCTTGCCATAAAATATCATTCCTTTCATTGTTGGCTGGTTGGTAGGTTAGATCACGACAGGGCCGTCGACCTTTGCGGCCGGCTCCTGGCGCGTGCCGGGGTCAGCGGGCTTCGCTCCCTTAATGTCGGGGTTCGCCGGGTCCTGGCTCTTGAACAGGTACGCCTTCGACTCCTTCAAGGGTTTCAGAAGGCCGTCAAGGTCAGTTTTCAGCGTCCCGGCGGCGTCGACCTCGATCTTGTCCAGGTCCAGAAGGGAAATAATGTCGGCCGGGTCGTGGGCCTGGTTCGCCAGGGCCATTCGAAGGGCCGTGTTCTTCTGAATCTTCGTGATCTCTTTCTGGTGGTTGGTTCGAAGGGTTTCAAGCGTGGTCTGGGCGGTCTTGACGTCGTCCGCGATCTTCGCCGGATCGCCGGACCCGCCGATCGCCTTCAATGCTTCGGCGGCGGCTTTCAGCGCATTTTCTGCGCTGGTCTTTCCGCTGTTGGCTCCGTTGTACTTATCGGCCGGGACGAAGGTTCCGTCGTTACCGACGACCAGGTCCACGTCCTTTCCGTCCTTGCCCTTGCCCTTCAAGGCCGCTTCGACCTGGTTCGACAGGTCGGCCCCCAGAATGGTTTTGACGCTCTCTGTGATCATGGTTTGCTCCTTTCTCCGCTGTCTTTACCGTGACTTCCACACGCTTTGCGGTCCCGCCTGGTCGCCGGGCAGGTGCGGCTGGATATGAAAAGACCCGCCGGAAGGCGGGTGATTTCCTGAAATGGGTATAAAAAAACGCCCCGTAGGGCGTTTTCATCTGATTTCATGTGACTTCGTGTGTTACTGTTCGTCTTCGTGATACTGGCAGGCCAGGCAAGCCTTCCGGGCGTCGTCTGTCAGGGTGACGCCGGGGGGAAGGGCCTGTTCTGGCGCTTCTCCGTCGACCACCAGGACGACACAGTAACAGGAATCGCCGTCAATCTGCTTCCCGGTGACGGGACAGTTTACAGTCTTCTTCATTCTTCGAATACCTCCATAGCCTTTTCGACGCTCTGGTCAAAGTCAGACCGGGCGAAGGAAGTGTTGATCTTCCCTTCTTCGTTGACATAGGTCGCCCCAGTCGGGGAATAATAATTCGTCTTTACGCCGTCCCAGCGCCGCCTTGTGACGCTGAACCGGGCTGTTCTGACATACTCCTTCGCCTGTTCAAGTGTGACGCCGTGGTGGCTTCCGTGGGCGTCCACGAAGGCAAGGGTCGAAGGGTCAATCGCCGCCGGCGGGACGCGAATTGTCCCCCGGAATCCGGTCGCCTTGATCCGGTTGTAGATGTCGAAGTCCGCCTTGGTGGCTTCCGGGACGCGCCCCTTGTAGGAATAGAAGGATTTCAGATTGGACCAGGCGTCCGGGTCTGTGTACTTCATTTCCTGGAAGGCGTCAAGGTCGGACGGCGCGTCAGCGCCCAGGCGTTCGGAATACCGGCCGAACTGCTCCGCGTCCTTGCCCTGATTATACGACTTCTGGCGTTCCTTTTCAACATAGCCGGGGCCGTGGGCGTCGACTTGCTGTCTGTACCAGTCCTCGTATGTCATATTTTCCGGCATAGGCTGGCCGGAATTGTACCAGTCCAGGGCGTCGTCCGGGTCATATTCGACTGTGGTACAGCGGTCGTTCGGGTGCATAGGTGGGTAGTTCACGCCGGCCTGGGCGTCCTTCAACTTGAAGTGTTTCCCGTCCAGGGCCGCGCACGTTTCACAGGTCCGCGCGTCATGGGTGGCGATATATTCGTACTGATCCACGCCGGCGGCATTATAGGCCGCCTTGTCCGCTTCGCTGTGGAAATGCGTTGTTTCGGTCCGGATCAGCCGTTCGGCGGCCTTGTAGGACTGGCCCATTTTGGCGGACAGTTCCTTCGACATGGTCGCCACGCTCTTTCCTTGCATGACGCCTTGCGTGATGGTTTCCCGGACATGGAACAGAAGCGCCTGTTTGTTCCTCCACAGGCGATCGGAGAACATAGCCCCGGACCAGGGATAGGACAGAACGTTTTCAACGACGCTTTCGTCCAGTTTGGCGAACTCATGGATAAAGCCGGCGCGGGACTGAATGTCATAGACCTTCTTGTAGTAGCCTTCCCGGAAGGTTTCGCCGAACTCCGCTTTCATCTGGGACACGCCGGTTTCCCACAGTTCATTAAGTTTCAGGTCGATTTGTCCCAGAAGGGCTTCCAGGCGGGAAATACGGCTGTTCGTGGACAGGGCGTCCAGTTGGGCCGTCAGAAGGGCCTTGACGCGGGGGTCAGGCTCCGCCGCGATCCTGGCGATATATTCGCCCAGGGTCGCCTTCCATTCCTGGAACTCCTTCCTGGTCAGAAGGCGGACGGCCTGATCGTATGTCAGGCCATACTTCCCGGCGTACTTCGAATAGAAGTCGCCTATGTCGCGCCGGATCGCTTTCGCGGCCCGGTCGTATTCCTGGAACATTTTCGCCGTTAGCCCGACGCCGCGAAGATAGGCTTCATTCTCACGTTGAAGGGCGCGGGCGATCCAGTATTCCTTATTCCGTATCATTCAGGCCACCAGCCTTTCCAGCGGCCCCTTCCTCGCCCTTCTGGGCCGTCTGTGGGACGTTTCCGGCTCCCAGGGTGTCGTCGAACAGACCTTCCCCAAACTCCGCCATAGCGGCCTTCTTTTCGCTGTCCAGTTGGGCCAGTTCTTCGTCGACGTCCGTCACCCAGGGGTGATTTTGAAGGATCGTCCGTTTGGAGATCAGGCCGTCACTGGTTCGGGCGTTGTTGATGATGTCCGTTTCATTGACCGGAAGGTCCATGTTGAAGACTATGTCGAAGTCCTCGTTCGTGAAGTCGCCCTGGCCGGTGATCTGGAAGTAGACGTCAATGAACAGTTTCAGGCGGTGGAAGGTGTCTTTCAGTTCGGTTCCCAGGGAATCACAGTCGGCGTCCAGGTCCATATATCGGAAGTTGATCGCCGATCCGCTGGCGTTCCCCAGTTCCGGGTCCTTCGTGTCCACGCCGGCCGCGAAGTCGTAAATGTCCCGGCGCTCATTGTCCAGGAAGGCCATGACAGCGTCAATGTTCAGGTCTGCCTGTAACTTATCCACGCCGCCGTCGGAAGTGACCTTGATCGCCATGTGTTCCTTCAAGTCCTTCAAGAACTCCGCCAGATCGGTTCCGCCGTAGTTTTTCAGGATATAAATGAACTTCGCCACGTCACGAAGGACGTCGGCCGTCACGCTGTTTTGCCAGTTGATGTCGTCGATCAGGTCCTTTATGAAGTAGCACAGGGGAAGTTCTTCTTCGTTGTACTTCAACCAGGCGATCGGAACTTCTTCCCAGTTGTAGGGCTTCCCGGCGACGGTGAAGTGTGGTTCAGTCCAGTCGTTTTCCTCGGTCCCGTGTTCCTTGTCGACGTAGAAGTCGCCGGCCCCGGTCCCGCCGAAGGCGTCCGTCTTGAAGTAGCGAACGCCGCCGGTCCACCAAAATTCGGCGTGTGTGATCGTGTGCTTCCTGGTCCCGACATAAATGATCTGGTCATAGAAGCGAATGAAGGCGTCCAGTTTCGTTCGTTCGGAGTCGCGCCACAGGGGAACGACTTCGGTCGACGGGACACGCATGAAGGCCAGTTCGCCGGCGTCGTCGAAGTAGGGCTGAATCCAGGCGATCCCGGACTTGACCGCGCCTTTCCCCAGGCTCTTGATCTTCCGGCGGAAGGTCTGGTCAAAGACTTTGTTCAGGGCTTCGCCATATTCTCCGCTTTCGGTGTCCACAGTCCAGGGCTTCGACAGAAGGTAGTTCGCCTTCTGGTCCACCAGTTTTTTCAGGATAGGCCGTTCGATCTTCGCGTTCGATCGGTTGGCGACGTCGACCGTCTTCTTCTGGACGGAAGACCTGTTCCTGTAATACGATTCGGCTTCCAGTATGATTTGATATTGTTCGGACTTCTTGAACTCCCGGATTTCCTCACTGACGATCTGGGCCAGGGTCATAGTCGCTTTTTCAGGGTCGGACAGGATCAGGTTGATCCGGTCCATGACAGACAGTTCCATTTCCTCCACCTCACTTCAAAACTTCGATAGACGAACCGCGTCGCGGACGCTCCACGCCATAGCGAAGGGCCGCCATAGCGTCGTCCATGAACTCGACAGGTTCGTCGATATAAAGGCCCGTGGTCGGGTCCTTTTTCCACTTCCACTGTTGAACTTCTTTCAGAACATTCACACAGGAAGGGTGTATGTGTATCTTTCGGCCTTTCAGAAAGTCGATCTGGGCCTTCACGCTCCCAGGCTCCTTTTTCACGGGATAGGCGCGGAAGCCGGCCTTCTGCCATGTCCTGATCCGGTCCGGCTCCGCAGAATCGCAGAACATTTCAACACGCGGGTCAATCTTTGCCTGACGGGCCAGGCTGATAATTTCTTCGGTGTCCTTCTCGAAGACATATATTTCCGAAGTGACGTAGATTTCGCCGTCCTTCCAGCCGACACCCAGGATCGCGTCGGCATGGTTGAAGCCGAAGTCCTGTCCGTAATAAAAGCCGTCGAAGTAGTCGCGCCCGGTAGGGAAGTTGTGGACTTCGAAGTTCGTCAGGATCAGGCCGCCCAGTTCGCCCCATTCACCCAGGCCATACACGCGGTAGCCGTCCGGGTCTTCTTCCTTGCGTCGCTCCATGCGGCGGGAATAGGCCGGGTCTATGAACCGGTTTGTCCTGTATGTCGAATGGTGGGTCAGAACGTCCGGATCGGACTTGTCGAAGTAGCGGGCCTTGATCCAGTGCGTCGCGCTGACCGGGTTGAAGGTCATTGTGATCTGATAATACAGATTCGGGTTCAGGTCGTCCAGGTTGCCACGAAGACGGTCGTCCAGAATGTCGACGTCTTCCGGAAGAAGTTCTGTCGCTTCCTCACACCATATCCAGACCAGTTTCCCGTTCTTGAAGGTGATGGACTTGATCTTCTCACGCTGGCGCTGGTCCTTGACGCCCCGGAAGATAATCCGGTTCCCGGTGATCTTACATTCCAGGGCAAGGGGGTTCAGGTTGACCTTCCAGAAGCGGTCGGCATAGGGGCCGAACATTCGATAGATCGCCGCCTGTAACTCTGCGAAGGTGCTGTCACGGTTCGTTTCTTCAATCTTCCGGACGACGACCAGGTTCGCGCCCTGGTATGCCGGATCGGACAGTTTCGCTATGTAGTCCTGGGCGATATTCACAGACTTCCCGGAACCGGCGGACCCCTTCAAAATGCGGTAGCGGCCGCGCCATTCGTTGACAGGGCGGAAGACCGGGTTAAACTGGGCCGACGCCCTGAACTCAACTGTCTGGGCCGTAGTCATAATTGATCACCACCGTCACAGGGGCGGCGCTGTCCGGGCTGTCCTTGAACATTCCCAGGTGCTTTCCGCACAGTTCCAGGGCCTTCAACTTGTCCGCCAGGCGGACTTCCCGTTCCACGCCGTCGCCGTCTTCTCCGGGGATCACTTTCACCTTCACGGAAGCGATCGCGGCCGTGTCGTCGCGGGAAGCGTCAGTCAGGACTGTCGCGTCGGTCATGTTGATCACGTCGATCGCGTTCACGAAGGCGATTTTCCCCAGTTCCAACAGGACCCGGTCGGCGTTGATCCCGGTTCGCTTCGACCTTTCGGCCATAGCGCGGTCTATGCGCGCGCGGATTTCAGGTTTTTTCAGCAATTCACTTCCGATACTCCCCGCAGATTCCACGGAATATCCGGCGCGGATCGCGGCCTGGGTCGCGTTCAGGTCGATCAGGTATTCGTCACAGAAGACTTCATTCTTCTTCGTCAGTTTTCCCACGATTCTTCACCGTCCTTTCTGTGGGTGTCCATTCCTTTTCGGGCAACAGAAAAGGAACGCCTGTGAAGACGTTCCTTTCTGCGCCCTATAAAAAAGGAGGTCGGGAACTGGGCAAGGTTCCCTTGTAGCATTTTCGCACACTCTTATAGCCGTTACAAGTGCAAGTATGTGCAGACTTATGCAAAGATGTGCAATCATGTGCAAAAAGTTTTCCGCCGACGGGAAGGTTCATTCGATATTCCCGTGAAGGCGGATATATTTCCGGACCAGGCGGTCGACGGCTGTTTTCCTCTGGCGGCTGACGGTGGAAACGTCCATGTCCAGAAGTTCGGCGGCCTGGGCGTATGTCCGGCGCGGATAGTACAGGATCAGAAGAATGATCTTCGACTTCGCGTCCATTGTCAGGATCGCTTCGTGTACGTTTTCAATCTGGCGTTGTCGTTCTTCCAGGGCGTCGGTCGCTCTCTTTGTTCTGGCGGTCCGGCGCTGGATCGCGTCGGCCACCTTTACCAGAAGGCCGTCAGGGTCGGGGGACGACTGGACGCGGGGCGTATCATATCGGACGCCGCGCGGGTAGGCTCTGGCCCTGATTGCTTCCAGGTCTTCTTCCAGGGCGGCGCGCTCTGCGTCGATCTGCGCTTCAATAGTCGACATTTCCTGGTCGTGGTTCTTCAATATGTCGTAGACGCGGCGGGCCGTCTGGTCCGCGCGGTCTTTCTTTTCTTTGGCGTCCATGCCGTTCACCTTCTTTCCTGCGGGCGTCAGAAGGGAAGTTCACCGTCTTCCCCGTCAATCTCTGCGAAGCCCTCGTTCTCCATGTAACCGGCGTCCAGGCTCCCGGCCGGCTGATCCTCTGCGGCGCGGCGGGATTCCGCGAACTCGACTTCGTCGGCCACCACTTCGAAGCGGGTTCTTTTGTTCCCGTCCTTGTCAGTGTAGGGGTCGACCCTGATCCGGCCGGACGCGATAATCACGCGCTGGCCCTTGCGGAAATACTTCGCGACGAACTCCGCAGTCTTCCGCCAGGTCGTGACGGGTATGAAGTCCGCTTCCTCGCGGTTGAACTTTCGGTCGACGGCCAGGGCGAAGGTTGCCACAGGGACGCCGTTCGGCGTTTGCTTCAACTCCGGATCGCGCGTCAGGCGTCCGGACAGTTTCACGTCGTTCATATAGAATCACCTTCCTTCCATGCTTGGGCGAACTTCGTGATCCGGTACAGTTCGCCCCAGGGGTCTTTCTTCTGGGCGCGGCCCCATAGGAACAAGGCCACGCCGATTTTCAATGATTGCCAGGTCGTGATCGGCCCGGTCCCGTTTGCCAGTTTGCGAACAAATGATTTCCCGTGATAGCGAAGGCAAGCGAACGCCACCACACAGGGAAGGGCCTGGTCTTCGGGTATGTCCAGGGCTTCGGCCCACTTCTTCACGGCTTCTTCGCTTCTGCTCACGGCGTCACCTCTTTCAGCGTGTCCTTCATATCCAGAAGTTCGGACACGATCCCGCCGGCCGGTGCGACGTTCCGTGTCATGCTGACCGTTTTCCCGTCGGTTATGGTTATATTCACCTGGTTCAGCACAGGAAGCGGGCAGACGGCCACGGACAGGCCGTTTCGGGTTAGTTCGTGGAATATGTCGTCCTGGGCTTCTGCCGCGCTGTGGGCGGCTTCCTGGGCCGCCTGGCGGGTCATTCCAAAAGACACGGCCAGGCAGTCGTCCAGTTTTCGGAGTTCTTCGCCGGTCAGTGTGTAAATCCGTTCACGAAGGCGGCACTTGTCGACCGTCCTGATCTGCTCACACTGGACACGGGACGGCGAATGTCCGGGAAGGTCAATGTCGAATTGCATTGGGTACAGCCGGCGGGACGTGTTGGTCGTCATGTTGGCGACGATCACCGTCGGGGAACTCGCGTTCCCGGCGTCGTTCTGAATGATCACGACTGGCCGTGTTTTTCTTTCCTCGCTTCCGATGGCGTCCGGGCTTCCCTGGCAAAAGAAGACGTCGCCGCGTTTCGGGATTGTGTTCGTCATGACTGTTCCCTCCGTTCTTCAATAATATATAGGCGGACTGCCTGGCGGCCGAAGACCAGGGCTTCGTCGTGGTCTTCGAAGTAGATGTCGACGGCGTTCCCCTTTATGGCTCCGCCGCGATCCTGGACCACTCGTTCGCCCAGGCCGTCTATGTAGATGACGGTCCCAGGGGGAAGGACGTCCCAGTCGGCCGCGATCGTGACGCCCTGTTCGGCGACGGCTCCGCTTGCCGTGTAGACGATTCCGTCCGGGCGGTTCAGCGCCCAGGAACCACAGCACTTTTCGCAAGAACAGTACGCGGTCGCTTCGTATTCGATCCATTCCGGTTCTTTCGGTTCAGGTTCCGGGGCGGGCGGCTGTACGGCCACGGCGGAGACTGCCGGCGGCTCTGTCGGCTTACTCTCTGCCGGCTGTGTCCCGGTTCCCTTTGCGGTCCATGCACACGCGGTCAGGGCCACCAGGGCCAGCAGAAGGACGGTGGATAGTTTCTTCATGGGGCCACCACCTTTCAAAACCGCTTCCCGTGTTTGAACGGGCGGGTTTCGTTATAGGCCATTTTCTCGGAAATGACAGTGTCCAGGTCGATTCCCAGATAGCCGCACAGGTCCGCGATCCGGATCACAGCGTCCGCCAGTTCCACGGCCACGCCTTCGGGCTTTTTGTGGCGGAAGGGACAGCGATCTTCCTTCCCGCCCATGTCGCAGTCGATCCACCTTTTCGGGTTGCAGATTGTCCCGTCGCCGTTTCCGGCGGCGCATTTGTACCAGACCATGTCGCGGCCGGCGCGTTCTTCTTCCAGGGCTTCGGACAGTTCGGAATGGATCAAGGCGATCGCGGTCCCAAAGTCCAGGGGCGGGTCCCAGAAGCCGTGTTTCACGGCGTTATCGTGGGCGCGGCCCACCAGTTCAGTTATGTTCATGGTTTACCTCTCTTTCTGTCTGCGGCGCTTCGTCGCCCCAGGCGTCCCAGCCGGGGGCCGCCTGTCTGGCAAATAGTTCGATCATAGCGCCCCCCCCCCGCAAGTGCGGCGATCCGGTCGCGGGTTTCCGCTGGCTTTTCGCTGTGGCGTCCGATCGGGGCGTCGATTATGCTGTGGACTGACCGGGACGCGCGGATCGGCTTTCCCTTTGTCGCCAGAAGGCAGACTTCCGGGTTTGCTCTGGTCCAGTTCCCCAGGCCCCAGAACCAGCCAGGGGACTTCCTGTTCCTCTTCACCCAGACGAAGGCGGCGGTCTTATACTGGAATCCCCAGCGCCGGATCGTTTCCAGGGCGACTTCCAGGTTCGGGAATGTGGCCCACATGAACAGAAGACAGTCGTCCGCCGCTATGTCCTGGACCGGAAGGTCATAAATGTCCTTCGCCTTCATAGTGTGGTAGTGTTTGGTTACGTTTCGTTTCGCCCCGCCGCCGGAATAGGACCAGGGCGGGTCGGCATAGATCACGGAATACTTCTTGTCCGGAAACGGTATCACGACGGTTCACCTTCTTCCGGGATTGGTTCGTAGCAATCACAGCGGACGACGCGATCTTCTTCATCTGCGTGGATCGGGCCTGGAAGGCCGGCGTCGGCCCTCTCGACCGCCTTCACGCAGTAGTCGCCTTCGCGCCCTTTGGCGTCGTCCTTGATGAACTGGACGTTCTGGCAGTTCCGACAGGAAAAGGCGTATTTCCACTTCGGAAGGGCCGGTTTTCTTCTTCTCATGCACCCACCGCCTTTTCTCTGGCGGCCGTGATCTCCGCGTTCCTGATTTCACACCAGGCGGAAAAGGCCATTTCCCGGACTGTGTCAGCGGTCAGAAGGACCAGGTATTCGTCGCCGTAGCCGTCTTCGCCGTATTTGCGGCCGGCGCGCTCGTTGCACATATCCAGTTTTCGGCGGGCGTACTGTTCGGCCTGGCCGAAGAAGTCTGGGTCCAGGACGGTTCCCAGGCTTTCTTCGACTCTGGCCTTCAACTCACAGGACCCGATCATTCGTCTTCGTTGTCCTCTCCGGCGGCGATCCGGCGAAGGACTTCGTTCACAAGTTGCTTCGACGTGAAGCCGGTCAACAGGGCTTCGTCAGACAGTTCGATTTCCTCCTGATCCAGCGACAGGCAGATTTCAGATTCCACGAAAAAAGCCGGGCGAACGCCGCGGTAGCCGGTGTACGCATTGCAGTTGCCCAAACTGCCGCCGGAACTGACAAGCCGCACGTAGCTCGCGTAGTCGGTGTTCGGGGTGATTGTCCATTCCCAGTCGTCGATCTCCAACAGGCCCGCGTCGTAATACTTCCGGACCAGGGGTTCGGGCAACATGGCGACCTTACACGTCGCATAGCCGTAACGGTTCGTTCCGTCGTGGTCAGACAGGTCCCAGGCGGATTCCCGGACCTTGTCGGCCGGGATCACGCCGGCGGCGTCCAGGTTCCCCAGGAAGTCGGTGTTCAGGTCGTGGCAAAGGGTAGAGAAGGCGAAGTTATTCGCGGCCGGTTCCGGCTCCATGCGGTTATAGGTGAATGGCCGGACGGTGAAGGGGCGGTTCCCGATCGGCTCCTTCGCGGCCAGAAGGGTTCGGCCGTCGGTGAAGTGTTCCAGGACGACCACTTCCACGGGGCCGGCGTTGAAGTAGGCCCCAGGGGCCAGGTTCTTAATTTTTGCGCTTACTGCCATTTTGTTTTCCTCCCTCATATTCTTCGATCGTGACTTCGACGCGCGGGTTCTTCGGGTCCAGGGCGAAGTCGTCGCTGAATCCTTCAATTTCCGACCAGCCGTCATTTCGAAGGACGCCGGTTTCGACCAGGGCGTCCTGAATGAACTTTTTCGCAAAGGCGATATTGTCCTTGTCGCGGCGGCGGCTGGGTTCGACCCACAGGTAGCGGATCACCACAGGACGGGTGAAGCGGACGCCCCGAAGTTGTGTTCGGATCATGTAGCCGATCACGTTCTGGGCCTGGCGCTTCATGGAAGCGGCCTTGTACTTGCCCTTGTATGACCGTTCTGCGTCGATGTACTCATTCAGTCCCGGCAACAGGCCGGGGATTGTCAGTTTATATTTCTTCATTGGTCTTGTCCTTTCGTCAGGCCCAGGATTCGCCGGGCGGCGTCCCTTCGGTCGGTGGCGTTCGCTGTTCTGCGGGACGCTCCGACCATTTTCAGGCGGATCGGACACATTTCCAGGACCCGGTCGTAAATGCGCTTGTAGGCCAGGGAAGGCGGGTTTTCCAGGTCCTTCAAGGACAGGTTTGTCGTGATGATCACGGGCTTCCCGGACCTTGCCCTGGTGTCGACCACGTTGTAGACCTGTTCGACGGAATAGGACGTGTCCCGTTCGACGCCCAGGTCGTCGATCACCAGAAGGGAATAGTGTTGAAGGCGGTCGATCCGCTTCTGTCGTTCGTCGTCAAAGGACCCTTGAAGGCTGTTCAGGATTCGCGGGAAGTTGGTCACGCTGACACTGACCAGCCGTTCCAGAAGGGCGTTCGCGATTGCACAGGCCAGGAAGGACTTCCCGGTCCCGACGTCGCCATAGAACAGAATCCCGATGTTCTGGGCCTTCATTTCCTCCCAGTTCTCGACGTAGCGGCGGCAGACGTCGCTGACCTTTGGGTTCCGCTGGTCGTCCTGGGCGAAGGTGTATTGCAAATAGGCCGGGTCCGTGATCCCGTCGCGGCGAAGCCGGTCCATTCGTTGCTCAAACTCCCGGCGCTCTCTGTCGGCCTTCTCTGCGTCGGCTTTTTCCTGGCCGCATTTGCACAGACAGCCGACGCGGATCGTCTTCGCGTCCCGGCCGATGGACGGGACCGCCGGAAGGGTGACGTCCATTTGCTTCCGTTCGTGGCAGTTGCCACAGCGCAGGAAGCCTTCGTCGTCGAAGTAGTCGTCCGATTCCTGGTTTTGAAGGCTTTTCTGGACCATACCGGCCAGAACGTCGCCGATTGCGTTCATAGCGATCACCGTCCTTCCAGGAAGTCTTCGTCGTCACCATAGTCCTTCTTCGGCACGGCTCCCTTCGGGGGCTGGGACGGTACGTCAGGCCGGTCGTCTTCCTCCCAGCGGCGGCCGCGAATGAACGTGGCCGGGTAGCAGATAAACGATCCGCCGTCCTTCGTCCACTGGTCACAGGTCTTCCAGCGTTCCACGCCGGCGACGATCAGTTCGACCAGGTCGTCGTCCGGGTTCAGTTGGCCCCAGGCTTTCAGGGCGTCCTGTTTTCCGACCCGGCGCGGATATACAGCCCAGAAGCGATCAAAACCGCGCGGTGTCCCCGTCGCCCCGGTTGGGCGCGTTCCCGTTTCTCGTTCCTCGTTCTCGTTTACGTTTTCGTTCTCGTTTACGGGGACTTTTGATTTCATTTGATTTCCTTTCCTTTGATTGCAAGTGTTATCAAATGAAACAGGAAGGGGGAACTTGCTTTTCTTCGCTCTCTGTTGCTGGTGCTTGTCCCACGACATAAGTTTCAGGTATTGCTTCCCGTCCTCGCTGGCCGTGTAGGTTCCGACCATTCCGGCGGCGACCAGTTCAGACAGCCAGGCCCGGATTTTCTGTTCCTTCGGCGGGTCCAGGGGGAAGCACATGGACGCCAGGATTCGCGGATTTCCGTAGTACCTGTCTCTTATA